AACAATAGATAAAGGTTATGTATCTGAATATGAGGGACGTATTACTTCTCAAGAGGCTCAAGCTAAACGTGCTTTAGCAGAGGCTCACGAGGCAGGTGATTATGAAAAAGTAGCAGATGCACAATCTGCAATAGCTCAAATTGCTATTGAAAAAGAACGTTTGCGATTGCAAAAAGCTCGTTCACAGCAAAACGAACAAGAATTATCTGTGCAACCACAGGCACAGCCACAAGCACAACCACAGCCACAACAGGAAAGAGATCCTAAATTAGAGGCTTGGTTATCTAAAAACACATGGTTTGGCAAAGACAGTATAATGACAGGAGCGGCTCGTGCATTGCATGAAACTCTTGTTGCAGAAGAGGGCTTTGATCCTCGCACTGACGAATACTACGCAGAGATTGATAAACGTATGCGTAGAGAATTGCCTAATAAGTTTCAGGGTGACAAGAAAAACGTCCAGTCTGTCACACCTGCAGGGAGCGGTACACGCTCTTTAAAATCAGGGCGGAAAAAATCTGTAGAACTTAACCCCGGTCAAGTTGCTTTAGCTCAGAAGTTAAAAATACCTCTGGAAAAATATGCGGCTGAAGTGGCAAAACTGGAAAATCGGAGAGACTAATATGGCTGATCGTACTTCACGCGAAACAACAACGCGGGAGCGCCAAGAGCGCACAGTTTGGAGACCCGGTTCAGCTTTAGAAGCACCGGAAGCCCCTTTAGGGTATAAACATCGTTGGATTCGTGAATCTGTGATGGAATATGATGATAAAACTAACGTCCATAAAAGACGGCAAGAAGGATATGAACTCGTTCGTGCAGAAGAATATCCAGATTACGCAGGTCCAGTAGTAGATGAGGGACGCAACGCAGGCATCATTGGTGTTGGCGGACTCGTACTTGCAAGAATCCCAAATGAACTGGCAGATCAACGCAATGAACACTACCAAGGGGTTACACAAAACCAAATGGAAGCTGTTGATCGCGATTGGATGCGCGAAAATAACCCCGCGATGCCAAAAATGGCACCGCAACGTAAATCATCGGTGACCTTTGGTTCACCAAAAAACTCTGAAGGATAAATAAAATGGCAAATCAAGATGCTGCTTTTGGCCTTCGCCCAATCAAAACGAGTACAAGCTCGCAGAGACAAAATCGTTATCGTATTGCTTCCGGTTACGGGACAAGTATTTTCCAAGGCGACTTAGTTCTTGTCGATACCAATGGAACAATCACTCGTGCCCCCGCTGGTGGTACTGCTCTGATTTTGGGCGTATTTAACGGCTGTTCATATGTAGACTCTAGTGGAGATATTATATTTTCTAACTATTGGCCTGCAAGCACAACTGGGACAGACATTTTTGCAAATGTTGTAGATGACCCAAGTGCGCTTTTCGAAATTCAAGCGGATGCAGCTATGCCTGTAACTGACTTGTTCGGAAACTTTGACATTGTTGATGCAACTGCAGGAAGCACCGTAAGTGGTAATTCTCGCACTGAGCTAGATGTCACTACAGGTGCAACGACCGCTGGTCTTCCACTTAAAGCTATCGACATTTCTCAAGATCCTGAGAATAGCGATACTTCCACCGCGAACACTAATGTGATCGTAAAAATCAACAACCACCTGTTCAGTGCTGGCACTGTAGGTCTAGCGTAAGGAGATTGAGTTATGGCTATTTCACGTTCACAACTCGTCAAGGAGCTAGAACCGGGTCTTAATGCTCTGTTCGGAATGGAATATGATCGTTATGAAAACCAACACGCAGAGATTTATGACACAGAGTCATCAGATCGAGCCTTTGAAGAAGAGGTAATGCTAGTTGGTTTTGGGAATGCTCCCACAAAATCCGAAGGTTCTGGTGTAGAGTTCGATAATGCAAATGAAGCGTATACTGCTCGTTATTCACACGAAACAGTTGCACTTGCTTTTGCGTTAACCGAAGAAGCTGTTGAAGACAATCTATATGATCGTCTTGGCGCACGTTATACTCGTGCGTTGGCTCGTTCAATGGCGCACACAAAGCAGGTTAAGGCTGCATCTGTATTAAACAATGCGTTTGATGCAAACTTTACAGGCGGTGACGCAGTTGAGCTTTGTTCAACAGCACACCCACTGGCAGGTGGCGGTACTTTCCGCAATGAGCCTTCAACTGCTGCGGATCTCAACGAAACTTCACTTGAGAATGCTCTTATTGACATCTCAACATTCGTTGATGAGCGCAACATGATCATTGCTCTTCGTGGCACTAAATTGGTTATTCCACCACAACTGCAATTCGTTGCAGATCGTTTGTTGGAATCAACATTGCGTGTTGGCACAGCGGACAATGACATTAACGCAATTCGCAACATGGGTATGTTACCAGAGGGTTACACTGTTAACCACTTCTTAACAGATCCAGATGCGTTTTTCATCAAAACTGATGCACCAAATGGATTTAAGCATTTTGAGCGTACAGCGATGTCTACTGGTATGGAAGCTGACTTCGATACTGGAAACATGCGCTTCAAGGCTCGTGAGCGTTATTCATTTGGGTTCTCAGATCCGCGTTGTGTTTTCGGTTCACCCGGAGCATAAAATATGATATAGAGGAGTTACATACTTCTCTGAATCTTACAGGGGCAACTTCGGTTGCCCCTTTCTTTTTTATTATAATGTGTTATTCTGATGTCATCCCTGACAGTCGCATGGTGTGACTGACTTAACCCAGACAGGAGATTGATATGGGTACTACAACTTTTTCAGGCCCGATAAAGGCCGGAACAATTAAAAATACAACAGGTACAACAGTTGGAACTGACGTTGCAAACGTAGGCCAAGTTGTAATGTCTCAGACATTTTCAGCAGATTTATCTGGCGGCGCACTTGCAGCGCAAGTTACTGATGTTGTAATTCCAGCTAATTCACAAATTATTGACTGTGTAATTGATATTATAACAGCAGCAAGTGGTGCAACAAACCTAAGTATTGGTGATACCAGTGCTGGGGGTGGACCAGCAACAATTCTTAACACTTTTCCAAGTGGTACAGATGCTGGTAGAGTTTACCCAACAACACAAGCTGGTGCTGCATTAGCTTGGCAAGACACAGGTACAGAAGATCTACGTTTGACTGTAACTGCTTCAGCGGCAACAAGCGCGGGTTTGGTTCGTTTTACTATCTTATACGCTCAAAATAACAACTTAGCGTAATAGGAGAACCTAATGGCTGGTCCAGTAAAAGCATTTAATTGGGCGCAGGGTACCTCTGCGGCTGTTGTTGGTCCTGCTCGTTCACGCATTCGTCAAATTGTAATTTATGCTGCTGCAGCAGGAGCGTTTACAATAAAAGACGGTAGTGCATCTGGTGATGTATTAATTACGCAAACTTTTCCAACAGGCATTCATCATCTAAATATACCAGATGATGGGATAATTGCCACAAGTGGAGCGTATGTTAGTGCTTTTACTGGTTCGAGCAACGAATTGACGATATTTCTATCATAGGAGGTTATTTTGGCTTCTAAAACAAAGTCAAAAGGTAAAATGCCTGCTAGAAACAAAAAGAATTTCCGCCCCACAAAAAAAGGGGCGGGAATGACCAAAGCAGGTGTTGCTGCTTACAGACGTAAAAATCCCGGATCTAAACTTAAAACAGCCGTGACTGGCAAGGTGAAGCCCGGAAGTAAAGCAGCTAAAAGACGTAAGTCATTTTGCGCAAGATCTGCAGGTCAAATGAAAAAATTTCCAAAAGCAGCAAAAGATCCTAACAGTCGTTTACGACAGGCTAGAAAGAGATGGAAATGCTAGAGAAGAAAGCAATAATTGCTGTTACTGTAGCCGCGTTAGGTATTATTGGTACTATTTCTTATAGTTGGGCAGCTTGGGCTACTGAAACTCTTATTGCAGTTGATAAGAGAACAGAAGTCATGGCGGCTCAAATAGAGTTTATAAAAGTTGAAATGGAGAGAACTTATGGCAATGTCCAGAAGTCAAATGAGCAAGCAAGTTACAAAGCCCGGTGGTAAGCTTAAAGGCGTACCAAAAGGTTTAACTTATTTCAAAAAGGGTGGCGCAGCTTCAAAAAAATCAAAAGGTAGTAAAATTTGTCCTGCTGGTAAAGCGTGGGCTAAACGTACTTTTGATACATATCCAAGTGCATATGCAAACATGGCAGCATCTAAATATTGTAAAGATCCTAACTATGCCAAGGGTGCTAAAGGCAAGAAGAAGAAAAAATAATGGGTGCGCTTAAAGATTGGGTCAAGCAAGATTGGGTTCGGATTGGCACAGATGGTAAAATAAAAGGCAAATGTGGTACTTCTAAGGATAAGAAGAACCCAGATAGGTGTTTGCCTCGTAAAAAAGCCCAAAGTCTTTCTAAAGCAGAAAGAGCTAAGACTGCTCGTAAGAAAAAAGCAGCAGGTGCAAAAGGTAAAACCGTTGTTTCTAATACAAAAAAGGCAAAGGTTAGGAATATGAGCCTTGGCGGTGTTGCAGAGACAAAATCTAAAAGAAAGTTTAGGGGTAAGAGTGTACCCGGAACCGCTGTTGCCAGAGGTTGTGGTATGGTGATGGCAAATAGAAGAAAGCGCACGAAAGGCGCTGTTAGTCAGTCGTAAGGAGATAATCATGGCTATGAAGAAAAAGGGATA